GTGATGAAAGTCAGGCACTTAAATTCCCAAGAACAAATTATCAGGTTGATGGAGTTGAACTTGCTTGTACGACAATACCCAATGGTATTAAATATGCACAATATGAATTAGCGAGAGCATTGGCAAATGATACAGATGCTATTACTGGTACTACTGGTAAAGATGGTAATTTTTCTGAAGTTCAATTAGGTGATATTCAAGTTAAATATAATACTGATAGTCAGGGAACTGGATCTATAAATAATATTTTAGATGTTTATCCTTGGTTACAAAGTTATCTTGGAGCATATATGCTAGGTGGAGCAGGTAGTTTTCAGATGAGGGTGGTTAGAGGATAATGGCAGGACAGTTAGACTCAGCATTTAAACAGATTGCAAAACAGGTTGTAGCTGATCTTGGATCTTCTTTTGATTCTTCTATTGTTTACACAAAGAAAGCATCCGGTAGTTATAACACAAGTACAGGAGCATTCACTACAACTGATACGACTTATAGCATAAAAGCACCAGTTGAATATGTTAGATCAACTGAAGATGATAGTAGAGAAATAAGACAGGCAAAGATTTACATAACACCTGATCTTATTGGAGATAATCAACCTGATTTAGATGATGAGATTACATTAACTTATGCTGGATCTACAAGAGTTGCACAGATAACTGATATTGATACAAAGCAAGGTGGTCAGACTTACTTGTTTACTATTCTTGTGAGGTTCTAATGCCAAGAGAACAGGAGTTTAGTGCTGATAATGTAATGAATAATCAAATGGCACAGTTAGATGCTGACTTTTCTCAAACTATTAGAGAACTTCATGCAAGTTTAAGTACTGCTGAAGCTAGTCCTGTATGGACTGGTTTTTTAGCATCTAGCTGGAAAGTAAGAAGAAATCCGATAGATCAAATTGATCGTGTGGAAGATCACGAACCTTGGGCCTCAATAAAAAGAGAAGCCTCTATAGAATTTTTTAACACGGGAAAATCAACAAGACCTGACAATCCAGTAATAGAACCTCGTTTCCCTGTTAACACTGACTATAAATTTAGAGAAAAAAATATCTTTATTGGTAATGCTGCTGAATATGCTGGTTATGCTTCTGAAAATCCTGTAATTTCACAATTTGTTCAGGGTGAAGCTGGCAAGATTATTAAAGATAACATGAGAGAAAAAGGTAAGATATTCGTAGGAGCAAAACCTTCTAGTGGATTTGGTAAAATTAAAAGAGGATCTGCTTTGCGTTACATTGAACCTTCGTAATTATGACTTTAGTTAATGCCAGAGCAGCTTTTGAAAAAGCAGTAACAGATGCAGTAGTGGCAGCAGATAATACTGTTTCTGTTATTAATGATAATGTGCCATTCACAACTCCTGGCAAAACCAAAAAATATATAATTATGAATTTAAGTTTTAATCAAGCAACATTACAAAATCAAGGTGCTGCCTCTGATTACTATGCTGGTGTAATTCAATGTAATATTTATGTGCCAAAAAATAAAGGAACTTCAGTTGTATCTGCTATAAGTGAATCTGTTATTGATGGACTTACTTCTGTTAATGCTTCTAACTATACCGATACATTTAGTTGTACTCCAAGAGTTGCAGATGTAAATGGTCCAACTATGTTACAAATAGAGGATAGAAGTCATTTTATAGGAATTATTTCTTGTCAATTTACAGCAAATGCCTAATATAAGTATAATATAAATATTATATTAGAATACTATGGAAGCGATTGAACTCCTCAGAAACAAATTTGGTGTAAGCCAAAAATATAAATATGAAGTAAAAAATGGAGAGGAAACAGTATTAGAAATCTATTGGCATCCATTAACTATTGCAGAAAGAGAATCAATAGTTGCAAAATCAAAAGGAGATGATGGAAATGAGTTTGCTTTAAATCTTATGATTGAAAAAGCATTAGATGAAGACGGCAAAAGATTATTTCAAGATGGTCATAAGGCATCACTAAGAAGAGAAGTAAATGCAACTATTTTGCAAGATATACAAATGGCGATGATGACATCGGGAGAAGAATTAAAAGTGGAGGAAGCGAAAGCAGCATTAAAAAGTTAATAAAGATTGGTATTTTATGTTCTTCTTAGCTAAAGAGTTAGGAATGACATTAAGACAACTTACGGAAAATTTAACTAAGGAGGAATTGATAGCTTGGGCAGGTTTTTTTGAGTTAAAACATGAGGAAGAAGAGAAATATAAAGAACAAGTACAAAAAAAACAAGCCATGAAACCCAGAAGGCGGTAATATAGAAGTAATTTATTGGGTCGAGTAAATGGCAGCAGAGTACGGAATTAATATTAATGTCAGAACTAAAGACGAAAAATTAAAACAATTACAAAAAACTTTAACTACTACAGAAAGAAAAGTTAAAGCATTACAAAAAGAATTAGATCAATTATCAAAAAAAACAGGTAAAGGTCCAGGATCTGGAGGTCCTTTTTCAAAAGATGCAATTGCAAAAGCTAAAGAATTAACTCAGAAAACTAAGGAAGCTCAAATTGCTTTTGAAAAATATACAAAAGGTTTATTAAATTACGAGGGTGCAAATAGAAAGGGTATTGCATCTACAAGAGAATTAGCAACAAGAATGAAGGAGCTTGCAGCTTCTTCTGGTATTACAAGTCAAAAATTTGAATTATTTACTCAAGGTTTTACAAAGTTAAATTTTTCAGCACAGATAAAATCTCTTCAAAGATTTAACGAAAGTGCAAAGATCACAGCATCTACTTTTGGTGCAATGGGGTCTAAAAATGTTCCTGGTGTTACTGGTTTCAGTAATGCAGATATATCAACGCTTTTAAACTTTACTCCTGCTAATACTATTAACGCTATTGAAAGATATTTAGATACTTTGACGATGGTTAGAAAGGATCTAGATTTTACTGAAAAAGAATATGGAGATGTAACAGCAAGAATAAAAGAAATGAATAAAGAATTAGAGAAACAAAGAACTTTGTTGAGAGATAGTAATAAAGAAGAAAAAAGAATGAAAATTAGTAGAAGAGATAGATTTGATGCCAGAGAAATTAGACAAAGAATAGCTGAAAGTCCTGGTGGTAGATTTAGAAGATTCCAAAGAAATAGAACTGCTGAAGATAGAAGAATAAGAGGGCAAGTTCAATCTAGTGCATTAATTGGTGGAGCTTTTCCTCTGTTATTTGGTCAAGGTCTTGCTGCTTCTGCTGGTGGTTTTGCTGGTGGTGCTGCTGGTGGATTATTAGGTGGTCAATTTGGATTTGCTCTTTCCTTGGTTGGTACTCAGATCGGTGCATTTATTGATGGATTAGGTAAGAAAGCTATAGAACTTGGTGATGCTTTAAGAAAGCCATCTGAAAATATTGAGATTTTAGTTCAACGTGCTGGTATATCTGGTACTGCTCTTGAACGTCAGATAAGTAAATTAGAAGAGTTAGGATTACAAGCTACTGCTGCTGATATTGCTTTGGCCGAAATTGATGAATTCGCTGATGTTGAACAACTTAAAAAACTATCGAAATCATTCCAAGAGTTAGGAAATATATTTGCAAAATTAAATACTCAATTATTGTCATTTGTTTCTCAAGGTTTAGGAGATTTTGCTGAAAAAGTAAATGAAATATTACAAAGTATAAGTGGAGCTTTTACTTTAGCGGATATTGCAAATGAAATACCAAAAGCTAGACAAAAAGAATTTCAAAAAAGAATTGGCGAACTAATTCCAGAAAGTAAAGCAGGTAATATTCTTGATCGTTTTGATCCTTTTAGTAAAGGTAATTTAGGAAGAGCTTTACAATTAGATTCAAGTGCAGTTACACCTCAAATTCTTCAACAATTAAGAAAAGAATTTGTTCCATCTTCTGCACCTGCAAAAGTGCAGATATCTCAAGATTTACTTGATAGTGCAAGATCAGTAAAAATAGATAATTTAAAATCAGAAATTGAATTAGAAGCGAAACGACTAACACAAAGAAGTGAAGAGCAAGATGTTATAAGAAAAACTAATGAAGTAAGAGCAATTGAATCAAAAATTGCACTTAAAAAGTTTGAACTAGATAAAACAGAAGAGGGAGTAAGAAAAGATAAATTAGCGGATCAATTAGAAGAACTAAGATTACAAAGAGAATTAAATATAGCTCAATTAAGAAATGCAGAAATATTAGCTAGTCCTCTTGCATCTGCAATAGTTGATGTTGATAAAAGATTAGAAGCTTTAATGGATACACAAAAACAAATAGTAGAACTTAGTAAGACTATAGAAAGTTCATTCTCAGAATCATTTAAAGGGATAATTAAAGGAACAATGAGTGTTCAAGATGCGTTTAGAAATATGTTTATGCGTATAGCAGATCATTTCTTGGATATGGCTGCACAGATGATGGCTGCACAAATATCAAAAGGATTCCTTGGATTATTTGGCAATGCTTTTGGTAGTTTTAGTTTTGGTGGAAGTGCATCGGCTTTTCCAAATGCTTTTGATACTTCATTTGATACGAGTTTATTAAATTTTGCTAATGGTGGTAGACCTCCTGTTGGCAGACCTTCAATTGTAGGAGAAAGAGGGCCAGAACTTTTTGTTCCTGATAGGGCAGGTACTATAATTCCAAATCATGCTATGGGTGGTATGAATATAGTTGTAAACGTAGATGCTTCTGGTTCTAACATAGAAGGAGATGAAGATGAAGGTAGAGCATTGGGTCTTGCATTATCAGCAGCTATAGAGACAGAATTAATTAAACAGAAAAGACCTGGAGGTTTACTTGCATAATGGCTACTTTTCCATCAATCACACCAACATACGGACAACAAAAAAGATCCGCACCAAATACTAGAACAGTTCGTTTTGCTGATGGTTACG